CATCCAAAGGTAAATATGTAAGGTTGTGAACCTATGTATATTGAAACAGGGATGGTGATAATTATGATAGAGTTAGCATTTTGGGCTTGGTTGCTTCGCAAACTATATATACGAAAAAGCCGAAAAAAGTCTATTTGGGATGAAGAACCTTAAAATAGCACACCATAAGTAGGTTTTTTTATGGCGTGGTATAACTTTTGGCGCACAGTCGAAGCAGAAGATAAATCAGAAACCGTTCCTTTAAAGGTCACGGCAGGGACAAATCTAAAAAGTCCGTTTGAAATTATGTCTGCTGGTATTAGCAACATAGTAAAAGACACTGAGGACATGACTCAGACCACATTTAACAATACAAATGAGTTTGATTTGTATGATGATATGCTAAACTTTGACCCCGAACTAAACGGCGCAGTTAGAACTATTGCATTGACCGCCAACAAATACACAATAACCGGTGGTCGAAACGCTCAGATTAGGTCAGCAATAAAAGAATTAACAGAAGATACTCTTGATTTTGACGATTTCTTGATAAATGCTATGCGAAATTTGATGGTTTATGGAAATGATATTAGCAAATTGGTAGGTAAAACGGGAGTTGGTATAACACGACTACAATCTTTACCTATTAACTACATTACTATGGTTGATGATAGAGAAATCCCATTTGCCGCTACAAAAGAATTTGCTATTATGGAGGCAAAATACTATCTTTACAAAGAAAACGCCATCAATGCGGCTAAATACCCAGCAAGCGAAATTATGCACATTAAAATAGACTACCGTTCTAATTGGTATATTGATAGAATGGGGCGCTGGACATATGGTATTTGGGGCGCTTCTCGCTTCTCCGCACTAAAACAAGCGATTCGTGCTAAATATAACAGTATGAATAATCGTATTGCACTCGAGGATAGTTTGACAAAGCAGTATATTACAATCGGCCCCGAGGCTATTGAAAACATTCAAGACCCCGACGAAGCCGCAGAACGCCTTGAGCATATCATGGACAGTGTAGGTTCCCTTCTTGATGGGCTACGCTCAGACCAAGTGCCTATCCTACCACACTATGTTGATATGAAGTTCGTGGATTTAAAGAATACAATACCCGATAACTCATCATTCCTTGACAATGTAAATGCTGACATTTCAGCAGTGCTACATGTCCCTCGAGTATCTATGGGACAAGAGCGTGGTTCGACTTTTGCGGCCACATTTAACGCTTCTCAGTGGTCGGTGCAATCTATTCGCAGATTACAAAATGTATTGGCTCAAGCAATTAGTGATTTGTTTTCAAAGCATTTAGAATTGTTAGGAATACAACACAAAAAATCAGACCTACCTGTAATTGAGTTTGACCCGTTAGATGAAGAATCTCCATTTGAACAGACTCGTAGGGTTGTATTGGCTTACGAAGCAGGTATTACCACACTTAATGAAGCAAGAGAAGAACTAAGCCTACCAAGAGAAGGTTCTGAATTAGGCAGACAACGCTATAAAAAAAGCGGTAATGTCGAAAAAGGTGAAATGCCAAGACAAAATGAAAACAAACCAACTGATGTTCAGTAGGTGTTTTTATGAAGTTGCGTTTTGATTTTGCATTAACGCATGAAGAATTAGAACGAGTGTGGGGTTCACCCTTACCAAAAGCCAGCGAAAAAGGCTACCCGCAAATTTTTGATAAGATGTGTCATTGGGTTTTGTATGACGGCGATATAGCAGTGGCTTATACATCATCACTAACTATGAGTAATAAGTATGCCTTTGTAGGTAATACATATGTAAGAGAAGGTTGGCGAGGTAAAGGATTGCATACTATCCTATTAGAGTATAGAAATAACGCCCCTCACATGAAAACCCGTAGTAAGATTACTGTTGTTAATCCGATAGAAAATTCTAAGATAGAAAACTTAATTTCAGTGATAAGTAAATTAGGCTACACAAAGGTTCAAAGCATACACGATATTTCAGACTTAATGCCGGAGTGGCTTTACGACAGTCTATGCGATTCGGGCAAACAAATATGGAGGTTGGATTATGAAACATAGCAAAGACACCTTTAACGACCGAATGGTTAGAAAAACAGTATTACCTGTAATTTATTTATGGCTTCTTGCCTGTGGTGCAGTTGTAGGCATGGGTATATGGAAGCCCGAAGTTGTGTTAATGAACCTTGATGGTTTTATTGCACTGATAGCGATTATTGGAGGAACTGCCGCACCTGCTTTACAAACGCTACTAAGAATGTGGGAAACTGAACAGACTATCGAAGTTGATAGTATGCCTACTGAATTAGAACACGAAAGAGATTTGTGTAAAACAAAACAGGCGCACGAATTAGAAATACAGAAATTAGCACAGGCGCACGAACAGGCTATGGCTACATCTGCTCAATCTCATTCACATGAAATGGATAAATTAAAAACACCATTAAGTGTTGATAATTTAGTCCCAAAACAAAAGAAGTGATACTATGCCTACACCAAATGAAGGAGAAAGCAAAGATGATTTTATGTCACGATGTATGGGTGACGACAAGATGGTTGACGAATTTGGCAATCCGCAACAAAGAGCCGCAGTATGCAATTCTTACTTTGAGAAAAAAGACGCTACTGCTAAGATGGAAGATTATATATTTTCAACTCCCGAAGGCGCACGAAAAAAATCAAGAGAAATAGGCTTCGATGGAGAAATACATGAATCAAAAATGGCAGACGGAACAATTATGTATTTTCCAGCAAAAACAGAAAAGGAGTTTATTGAATGGTATCGAAAAAATGATTCTGATGCCGAAGAAGAATTAACTGCATTACAGTATGGCAAACCGGGCAAAAATGACCCACGAAAAACACCTGCTAAACCAAGCGAGCGCAGAAAGGGGTCAAAAAAGAATCCACCGGGTTCTGCTAAAAAACCTAATGAAAACATTAAGACCAGCGAAGGAACCGAGGCTCGTTTGCGTAAATTAATGACTGAACATAACAAAAAGAACAAAGGTAGTAAAGCCAGCATGGGTATGCTAAAAACTGTATTCCGTAGGGGAACAGGTGCTTTTAGCCGTAGCCACGCACCTAATATGTCAAGAAGCGGTTGGGGTATAGCAAGAGTTAAAGCCTTCTTATACTTACTAAGAAACGGCAGACCAAGCAATCCAAATTACAAACAAGATAATGACTTATTGCCTAAAGGACACCCAAGAGCAAAAAAGGCTGATGAAGAATATGAGGATTGGGATGAAGAACCATTTAGTGCGGCTGAATATCAAGGTCGCAAAGTCACACTTAACAAACCATTCCGCACACCGGGCGAAAGCAAAAAGTTTGCAGTATATACTAAAAACGCATCCGGCACAGTAGTAATAGTTCGCTTTGGCGACCCTAACATGGAGATTAAGCGTGACGACCCTCAAAGGCGAAAGAATTTCCGTTCACGCCATAACTGCGACAATCCCGGCCCAAAGTGGAAAGCCCGATATTGGTCGTGCTATCAGTGGCGTAGTGGCGCTAAGGTAAAGTCGGATGAAGATATTGATAAGTCAGACGATTCCGTATTAGCCGACATGAGTTGCGGTTGTGGTTCCGATTGTTGTAATGAAGAAGTTGAAGCGGCAGTGCCAAGTCCTAAAGACGATGAATCCCACAGTGAGTTTATGTCACGGTGTCAAGAAATGGGATATTCAGAAGATGAGTGTATGAAAGCGCATGAAAATCATGAGTTTATGGAAGAATCAATGCACCATGAAAAAGAATATTATAGTGAGTTCTATACCTGTCCACCCGGCGAAGAGATGCGTGGTGGAGAATGTCAGCGTGTTGCGGTGACTTTGGATATTGATATTCAAGATATTGAGACTACTATTATAGCAACAACCGGAGAAACTCTAATCAGAATTAGCGGAACTGCCTTCCACGAAGGAGTTAACAAGAACTCTTGGGGCATTAGAGAAGAATTGGCTGAAAGGCTTGCTGATGAAATGATTGGCGCTGATGTCACACTAAATCACCCAAAGGCTGAAATGGGTCGCTTCAAGCGAAACATGGACGGTGGAGTGGATGAGGCAGTTGTTGGTGAAGTAGTTGATGCTTCATATCACAAGAGAGCAGGTGGCTACATAGTAAAGTATGCCGCAGTTATTAAAAGAAGAGAATTATTCGAGGCTCTTGAGTCCGGCCTATGGATGAAACCGGGCTACGGAGTGTCTATCGGAGGAACAGGTGTTCCGACAGAAGTTATCGAAGCGGAAAAGTCGGAGACAGGCAGACCTATTATGTGGTTTGCCGAAGATTTTAAGTTTGACCACTTAGCAATAGTCCATAAGCCAGCATACAAAGAAGCCAATATAGAAACGGTTGAAAGGGTTAAGGCTGATGAAAACTTTAAGTATCAAACGGCAAGTAGCGTGAACCAATCGAAGGTGAAAGAAATGACCGAAGATATTAACGAAACAGAAAATTTGGCTTCTGAAATTGAAGCACTAAAAGCCTCTCTTGTTCTAAAAGATGCTCAAATCGCTGAATTTGAGGCATCCGAGTTGGCAAGAGAAGAAGAAAGCAGAATGGAATTGGTGCGAAAGGCATCTGATTTGGGTCTAAGCGGTCATGACGACTTTAGCAAAGAAACCCTAACTACTATGATTGCGTCTTGGGAGGCATCAAGACCTGCACCTGTCGAAGAGAAGGTCGTTGAAATGTCACCTGTTGAAGCAAGTGTCTCAGAAGCACCTGTCGAAGAGGCAACAGAAGAACCTGTTGTCGCAAACTACCTCAACGGTGTTCTTGTTGAGTCCTCAGAATCCTTGTATGCAAGATGCTACAACAGTTGGGTTAACGCCTACAACGGCTTTATCGCTTCTGACGAAAGCCCTGCACTAACATACGAGGAACTAAAAAACTAAATGGAGTTGATGAAAAATGATGTATAGCGGAAATGACCCTGTTAACATTGATAGCCTTGTCACAGACACTTATGACGGTGCTGGCTACCTTGTAAAATATAGCGCAAGCGGCCTACTAAAGACCGCCTCAGTGACCGACACACCAATTGGTGTGACAATAGACGAATCAAGCCGTAATGCGGCTGGCACTTTGGATGCAGTAGCAGACGCAACTGTTTCAATCCTACCACTATCCGGTATTATCTATGTCAAGTGCATGGGTATTGCATCCGGTTCAGTCAAGCAAGGAATGAGCATTTATGTCTCACAAACTGCTGACACCAACGGATATGTTGATGACGATTCCTCCAACTCCGCAACTCTTGTAGGCTACTACATGGGACAAGGCGGAATAACAATCACTGCTGGTGATTTAATACCTGTGGCGGTGGCTTAAAATTAGGAGATGGTAATATGGCAAACGAATCATTAGAAAAAATATTGAATGTATCTGCGGCAACCGGCCCATTCGGCAAGGGTGATGCAGTATTAGAGCAAACACTTAGAGACTTTATCCAACTGCAATCAACAACAATTGCTATCGGAACAAACCTCGTAGGAACAAGAAATGTAAATTGGTTAACTTTCACTTGGTACACAGGTGCAACCGGAACATTCCGCTACCCACTTGATGACAACGCAGTTGTTGACCCAACCAAGATTGGAACTGAAAACTACTCAGTCAAACTTGAGAAGGGACAAGGCCGATGTGTTTTCCTTGACTCCACACTACTTCGTGGCGAAACATGGGAAAACATGAACAGACAACAAATGGCTATCATCCAAGCAAGAGCAGACCTAATTGACAACCACATTCTAACAAAGTTGGTTGCTGGTGCTGGACAGTCTCAAGCCGCTACTGCTCTTTGGAGTGCTGGTGGTGCAGACCCCGAAGCAGATGTTCTAAACGCTATGGACTTGATTTTCAAGAACGCAAGAGTCTCCGGCAACGAGAGACTTGCTCTTGTCCTACCTGCTGAACTAAGAGGCGACATGTTGAACACACGCCTATACACAAATGTATTGATGTCCCTACAAGAGAGACTAAACTCTCAAATCGGACTTGATGTGTATTACACAAGAGATTACGGAACAGGCAACGCTATCCCTGCTGGTGGCGCTGGAACTGTTGGTGCTATCTTATTAGTTCCGGGTGCTGAAACTGCTGAGTTCTTCCAATACAACGGTGCTGGATTCCAAGAAACCGAATTGACAAGAATCGAAGGTGTCGGCTACTCATGGTTGCTAACTTCTTACATGGGAACTGTTATCCACGAACACCAAGACGGTGCGGCGGCTGGCAAGAACATGAGAATCTGCACTATCACCGGTTGTTTGTGATTGAGGGTTTTACTTGTCTGAAAAGATAAAACTTCTCAAAGAACTAAAGAATCGAGGCATAGATGCACCGAAGGGTGCTAAGGTCAGTGACCTAAAGCACATGGTCGAGCATTGGCTTAGTGGTAATGGCTTTCTTCTAAGGTTAGCCTTGCCACCAAGCCGTAAGCCCGAGAACCCTGCGAACTTAATGGAGTTCGATACAATGTATTGGATTCCCGATAGTCAGTTTGGTAGGCTTATTGCTGAATCACAATTAGTAATGATTATGGGCAGGTCATACCATCCACCCGAAGGTAGCGTTATTCTCGATGTTCCAAAAGATTTTAACGACAGATGGGGTGTAGGTGGTTCTAATGGCAGTGACGAGTGACAATATCCGTGACCTTCTTAACAGGCCAAAAGGTCTAACAGAAGGAACTATCACTGAAATGATTACTATTCGCACTAACGAAGTTAACAAGATTGCTCGTAAGGCTGATAAATACGGAGTATCTTCTGCTAACGCACCCGATTCTGACCTTAAGGATGGGGCAGTAAAAATGTTAGTTTGCCTTGACTGTCTTAATATTCTTATTAATACCATACCGACATATTATAGCGAAGATGAGCGCAGTGTATATGACCGTAGGTTTGCCGAGCAGATAAAAGTATATCAGCAAAGAGCCGATGACGCACTAAAATTAGTGGCAGAAGGCGAAGGTTCAGCCTACGCAAGCGGAAAAACAAAAACTCGTCTAAGTTCGAGTTGATGTTAAATGGCTACTAAGTATTGGGTTGCTAATCAAACCTCCGGCATAGTCCCTACTGCTAATACTGCGGCTAATTGGAATGATGCCGCAGACGGCACAGGCTCAAGCGGAGTTCCCGCTACTACTGATGATTGTATATTTGGGCATGAAGATACCTTAAATGCTAATTTAGGAAATGGTGAATGTGTTTGGGACTTGAGCCAAGTAAATAGTATAACTGTTAACGAGGACTACCGCTACTCAACAACTGTCACTTCTGATACTATATCATTTGATTCGGCAAGTGGCAACATACAACATGAGTCAGAAAACTTTGAATTACTTGGCTTTAGAGAAGGCATGTGGTTCACTGTTAGTGGAAGTGTAAGTAATGATGGTGATTACAGAATAGGTGCAATAGCAGGTAGCGTAATAACTACTTCGGGGTTAACTAATGAATTGGCTGGTGCTACTGTCACTATTTCGTCAGAATCTTCTATTGATTTACAAGCGACTACTTGCACTATAAATTCATTATCCCTAAATGGAACTATTAAGAATACGACAGGTAGTAATAAAACCCTGCGATTTGAAGGAACACCCGGCACTAACAATTGGTATATTACTAATGACACCAACGCTCAAGTTTTAAATCAAGACGATATAACTTACAACTTTAATAGCGCCCAAATAATATCATTTGACGACGGCCCATATCCTAAAACCACTGTCACTGCGGCGGCTAATTTACAGTGGGACTACAAGGCCGCACCTACTTCGGCAGTTCATGGTGCGGTGTCGTTTTACTCATTAGATGTTTCAAATAGCAGTGCTACTGCGGCTGGGACATTGGCCGACCCAAGAAATGATTACAAAAAAGTATTCAAACTTTTAACCACATCAACATTCGGCTTTAGTCCGTCAAGATTCGATGCTGGGTTTTCCACTTGGCATTTCAAAATGAATGCTAACTTTTCATTCCCGTTCACAGGCAATACTGCTTATGGTGCTGGTGATGGCTCTTTCACTGCGGCTTGGTATAATGTAGTTATTGACGAACCATCAACAACAGGTCTTGTATGCGCCATAGATGCTGGCAGAACATTAAATGTTAATTCATTGACCGTTGAAAGTGGCGCACAGTTTCAAGGATATTCGACTAAAGGTAATGATACTACCTCGGCAGTGGTGTCTATTAACCGCCCTACCATAAATGGCGCTTGGAACTTTTCACAAGTAGCAGAAGGAGTTTATTCGTCAGTAGTCACAGACACTTATCCTTTTACTCCTTCTCACGGAACTGCGGGTAGGCTTCAACTTTCAGACTATGGTGGTAAATTCTTTAGCGACTCTAAATTAACATGGAACACTTCTTCATCCACACTAACTGTTGATGGTAAATTAACAGTCACAGGATTAATTGACCCAACGGGTATGGTATTTACACCACAGGCTGTAAATCCCGAAACAACCAATCCATTAGACACCATTTGGATTAACAGCGAAGATGGGCATTTGTATCGTGGCGATAGAAATGTTGAGTCCACAGTGCATTTTAATGTTCGCAACGATGAAGGGGCAACGATTCCTCTTGGTGCGCCACTTTAGTCTAAAGGCGAGATTGGCGGAAGCACCAGAATCAAGGTCGGTATTGCTGA